CATGATGACCCAGAGGTTATGAAAGCTCTTGACAATTTATGGTTGGCTATAAATGATGAAAATACAAAAATAACTAATGATTTGCTAATTACTTTGTTAAGGACAATGAGTAAAAGTGCAGGCATAAAATGTAACGATTGGAATGATAGTAGATTCACACGAGTTTTTAAAGTTTGAGTCATTAAAATAATAACACAACACAGGCAGCTCCCCGGGGCTGCTTTTTCTATGCCAATTTTCGTACAGCGCGCACAGCACCAGCCGTTATTTCTTGCA